AAGTGGACGGCAGTGCAGTAACACCAAAGTACCAAGGCGGCACGGCATGGGCGGCAGGTAATGCCTCCAGCATCGACGCCTACGTCTACACCATCGTGAAGACCGGCAGTGCTGCGTTTACCGTGTTTGCATCGCAGACGAGGTTTGCATAATGCCGTTGCTTGAAACCAAAGGCGCTGCCTCTGCCCAAGGGTTTGGGCTTACATCTGCTGTTGCTGCTGCCAACTACATAGAAGATGTTTTCCAAACGTGGCTCTATACCGGCACAGGGGCGGCACAAACCATCACCAACGGGATTGATCTTTCCACGAAGGGTGGATTGGTTTGGATGAAGGGCCGTAGCGGGGCGACTAACCACGCGCTGTACGACACTGCCCGGGGGACGACAAAGGATTTGGTCAGCAACAGCACCGCAGCGGAAACTACTCAAAGCACCGGCCTGACGGCGTTCGGTACTACTGGGTTCACTATTGGTGCGCTAGCAAAACTCAACACCAGCAGTGCCACCTACGCCTCATGGACCTTCCGCAAGCAGCCCAAGTTCTTTGATGTGGTGACGTATACGGGGACAAGCGCAAACCGCACCATTGCCCACAGCCTCGGCTCAGTGCCGGGGTGCATCATTGTCAAGCGCACAGACACTAGTGCTGACTGGCAGGTTTACCACCGCAGCAATGCCAACACTGAATACATGGTGCTGAACAGCACGGCGGCAAAGGCTACGGGCACCACGCGCTGGAACAGCACCACGCCCACCAGCACTGAATTCAGCCTCGGCACTGATACAACGGTCAACGCCTCTGGCGGCACCTACGTCGCCTACCTCTTCGCCCACGATGCAGGCGGCTTCGGCGCGTCTGGCACGGACAATGTGATTTCGTGCGGGAGTGTTGTGGTTGGAGGTAGCGCCTCAAACATCTCGGCCACTCTGGGGTGGGAGCCACAATATGTCTTGTGGAAAAAGGCCACTGCATCAGGCCCATGGAACATTGTGGACTCAATGAGGGGGAATACCGCGAATGCAAGCGGTGGTAGCAATGTCCTAAATGCTAACGCATCTACCGCAGAAAGCGCTGAAACCCACCTACAACCAACAGCTACTGGCTTCAAATGGGCTGACGGCATCCTTGATATCAACTCAACCTACATCTACATCGCCATCCGCCGTGGCCCGATGCGGACTCCGACGACGGGGACGAGTGTGTATAACGCACTTACTCGCACCGGGACTGGAGCAGCCGTAAATATTACTGGGGTAGGATTTCCCCCAGACTTGGTTGCAAATAAAGGCCGGAACACCGCAGGAACTGATAATCTTTGGACTGATAGGCTTAGAGGCGCGACAAAATACGCAGTTACAAACAGCACAAATGCGGAAGCGACCAATGCGCAAATGGTCACTGCGCTTGGGCAAGATGGTGTTTCGTGGGGGAACGACGATGGAAATTTCAACACATACACGTATGTAAACTGGTTCTTCCGCCGCGCCCCCGGCTTCTTTGATGTGGTGTGCTATACGGCGGACTCAGTGAACGGAAGGGCGCTATCACACAATTTGGCTGTAACTCCCGAAATGACTATTTTTAAGTCACGAGGGGCAACATCGCAATGGTACATCTGGCACTCAGCGCTTGGAGCAACAACACAAGAAATATATTTTACTAACGGCGCAGTTTCGTTAGGAGGATTGTTTACTCAGGCCCCAACAGCGGCAACTTTGTATTTGAGTAGCGGCAATGTCAATTTTTCTAGTTTTGGTAATTGCATCTCCTACCTCTTCGCCACCGTAGCAGGCGTCAGCAAGGTCGGCAGCTACACCGGCACGGGCACCACGCTGCAAGTCAACTGCGGATTCACTGGAGGTAGCCGGTTTGTCATGATCAAACGCACGGACTCCACGGGCGACTGGTACGTCTGGGACAGCGCACGCGGCATCGTGGCGGGTAATGACAGCTATCTCGTTTTGAATTCAACCGCAGCGGAAGTAACAACCACTGATTGGGTTGATACGCACTCACCCGGTTTTGAACTTAGTAATGCCGCAGGCAACAACGTCAACATCAACGGGGCAACCTACATCTTTTTGAGCGTGGCTTGAGATGACCAAAGACAAGTTCAAACAGGGCTACACACGCAGTAAGGCAGACGCCAAGCGGCGCGGCATCGAGTTTTTGTTTACGTTTGAAGAATGGAAGTCTTGGTGGCTAGAGACTGGAAAATGGGAGATGCGTGGAAAACGTGCCGGTTGCTATCAAATGTGCCGGAAGAACGATGTTGGTCCCTACGCTGTGGAAAATGTTTACTGCGACACAGTAGAGGCTAACAGCAGACTTCCTCATGCTGGGGCTAAGCGCCCTGCCGCATGGTCTGCCAAGATTGGAGACTCATTGCGTGGTCGATTGAAGTCAGCAGCACATGCCAAAGCACTAGCTGCCGCGCTTTTGGGCAAAAGATACAAGACCCCGGCAGGAGTGTTTGACACATCTGCTGAATGCGAAATGGCAACCGGCGTCAAGCGTGCAACTGTGATGTGGCGTTGCAAAAACAACTTTCAGGGCCAGTGGGCTTACGCATAAGGAATCATCATGCGAATCAGACTTCGCGCCACAGGCGCAGTGATGCTGGAGGGCGAGTTCCGCGCTTACCAGAAGGCCAACGGTGGCCCCACTTGGGACCGCACCACGGACGAGGTGCTGGAGGCGCTGGGCGCTGACCCGGTGTTTGAAGGCCCGCAGGCATCAGGCGGTACGGTCTATCAGTTCTCTATGCCTTCTGGTGTTGAGCAGATCGACGGCAAGTGGTACACCAAGCATATCCTTGGCCCTGTCTTCACAGACACCGAAGATGCCACCGCTGCCGAGCAAGAAGCGGCGTACAAGGCTCAGAAAGACGCCGAGCAGGCCAAGTCTGTGCGTGAAACCCGCAACCAGAAACTCAAGGACACAGACTGGACGCAAGTGGCCGACGCCCCGGTGGACAAAGCCGCATGGGCAGCGTACCGACAGGAACTGCGCGACATCACTGCACAGGCCGGGTTCCCGTGGAATGTGACTTGGCCCACTCAGCCGGAGTAAGCCATGAACTGGGCAGACGTTCTAAAAGCCGTCATACCAATTGTGGTTGCATCTTTGGCGTGGCTGCTCGGGCAGGTGAACTCTTTCTCTGAGCGGCTGACCAAGATCGAAGGCTCCATGCCTGCGCTTATCACGGCTCAAGGTGTGCCTACTGACAGCCCCTTGTCTGCTGAGAAACGTGCCATGCTCAAAGAGCAACTTATGACGCACATCAACGAGCTTCAGGTCAAGGTCCGGCTGCTTGAAGAGCGCGAACGTATCAAAGGAGCCAAGTGATGTTTGAGTCGCTAATCGGTGGTTTGTTCGGCGGTATCCTGCGCCTTGCGCCAGAGCTGTTCAAGCTCTTCGACAAGAAGAATGAACGGGCGCATGAGCTTCGCATGGTTGAAGCCGAGATGGAGTTTGCCAAGATCCGTGGTGAGATCGCCATGCGGCAGGTCGAAGCGCAAATGACGATGGCCGAGATGGACACGATGGCCCAGGCGTTCAAGGAGCAGTCCGAGACCGCCAAGAATGCCGGGTGGTTTGTCTCCGCGATCTCAGCGCTGGTGCGCCCGATGGTCACCTACTCCTTCCTGGCTCTGTACGCCTCTGTGAAGATTGCTGCCTTCCTGATCGCCATGGACCAAAACGGCAACTGGAAAGAAGTGCTGGTCACGATGTGGGGCGCAGACGACCTTGCCGTCTTCAACATGATCATCTCCTTCTGGTTTGTCGGACGGGTGTATGAGCGGTCCAGTAAGTGAGGCGGTAGACATTGCCGCTACTCTGTGCCGCCCTTTTGAAGGGCTAAGGCTGAAGCCATACATCTGCCCAGCGGGCTACCCCACGATTGGCTACGGAACGGTCTGGAAGCCTGACGGCACCAAGGTGACGATGGAGCACCCCGAGATCACCAAGGAAATTGCAGACGAGTGGTTGCTGTCTGAGCTACAAACGAACTATCTGGCGGGGGTTTTGAAGGCTTCGCCGGGCTTGCTTGCGTTTCCAAAGGCCCTTGGGGCTATGACCGACTTTGCTTACAATCTTGGCGTGGCCCGGTATCGCGGCAGCACCCTGCGGCGCAAGATTGACGAGCAGGACTGGGACGGTGCCAAGGAACAGTTATCCCTGTGGGTACGCGGCGGCGGCAAAGT